AGTTGGTCTTTTATGTTGCAGTCGGTGAGGTTGGAAAGCTCACCACCTCAACCGATGGCACGACTTGGACGACTAGAACATCAGGGTTTGGGACTACTATTATCCGTGGCGTGACTTACGGCCGATGGGCTTTATGTTGCGTCGGTGAAGAGTAGGAAACTGACAACCTCACCCGATGGCATAACTTGGACAACTCGGACATCAGGGTTTGGGACTACTATTATCCGTGGCGTGACACATGGCGATGGGCTTTATGTTGCAGTTGGTTATTCTGGAACCTTGACCACCTCACCCGATGGGACTGGGTATTTATCCCTAGAACTCAAGACCCCCGTTACAACACTGTCCTAACAGAAAGAGAAAACAATGACACGATACCGATTTGAAATTGACACCGAAAACGCAATCAGAATCTGGGACAGCGAAAACCCAAACGATAGCGGCGCACCCTTTATGTTTCAGCCAGACTGGCCAGATGTAACCCCTTGGGCAGACGTGGCGCAGGCAACCGATTGGGCTGAGGTATTTATCGCTTCACTGGTAGACCCTGAGAGTGAATTTGTCGCAGGTGACTCACCCGACACTCACCCAGCTATTCGCCCAGAGCCAGAACCAGAAGAAACTCCTGAGTGATGGAGACCCCAGAACCTCACGCTAGGGTCACTCTCCAAATGCTCTACTCGAAGCAACTGGAAAACGAACGCCTACTAATAGAACTCACCGCAAAGCTCGGTTACTTGGACACGGTTCCTGAGCGGGTTGCCCAGCTAGAAATTCAGCAAGCCAAATCAGCTTGGATTGAAAAGATAGCTTGGGCCGCCTTGGTCGGTGCTGTGCTGGGAATTGTCAACCAACTGACGGGAACATTATGAACAAATACAAGCCAAAGAAACGAAAAGGCTAATGACTAAAAAGAAAACCACACCTAATGCTGAGTTCAGGGATTGGGATTTTGTGCCCGCTGATGAATTTTTGCCGCCGCAAAAAGCACCTACCCACATCATGGCTGAGCGTGAAAACATTCTGACGGTTGCCCAGCTACACCTCCCAGAGGGGATGACTAGGCATGAATACGCCCTCCAGCTGATGAAGCTCAACACTTCATTTGAAGTGGGCAGGACCATCAACCTTGTCTAGGTGGCAGCACCCATTCCCCGAGAGCACGATCACCAGCCGCTTTGGGGTGACCGTCAGGCGCACTAACCCGCACAGGGGAACTGACTACGCACCTGGAGCTAATGCGCTTATTCCAGCCGTCACTGACGGGGAGTGCGTGGCTGTCCAGTGGTCTGATGTTCTTGGCTGGGTGATGATTCAGGCGGCATCAACTGGGATTCATTACATTGGTTATTGTCACCTGTCTTGCAACGCTCACGGCATAAATTGTCAGGGGCCCTCAAAGCACACTGATGACTCAACTTGTATGGTCAGACTGGCCCCAGGTCACATGCTAAAAAAGGGTGACCCAGCTGGAAGATGTGGAAACACGGGATCGGCAAGCCGTGGCGCACATTTGCACATCACTCTGAGCACATCCCTCAAGGGGGTCTTTTACGGCTAAGGTGTATGACATAGCTAAGTTCATAAACAAACAGCTGAAAAAGAACCAGAGGTGTGCAAAGTGTTGCAAAAAGGCCGCTATAAAACGCATAGCAAAGACCGCCCTAGACGGGTTGTTTTCCTAGGTGGTGAGTCCAAGACCGAAACCGATAACTGGAAGTTTAGACGGCGGCTAATTTATGGCGCTTATAGATTGGCAGTTGCAATAATTTTGTTTGGAGCCCTGACCTTTTTCTGGGACACAGGCGTGAGTAATAACCTAGTTACTGGTGGCATAGCTTTGCTGACAATAATTGTGACCGCCTACACAGCCTCAGCAACCTTTGAGGACATCAAGAGAAATAACAGACAGGACCTAGAACCATGAAGATTTTGACCCTAGAATTTTGGAGCTACGCTGGCGAGAGAGCCATCAAGACATTTGCACAGGCGGCCATTGCGGCCCTTGGAGCTGGAAGTGTTGGCCTCTTTAGCATTGACTACGCTGGACTGATCAGCGTTTCAGCTGGTGCCGCTTTGCTATCAGTGCTAACATCAATCGTGGCTAAATCCAAAGCCTAAATAATTAACACCCCATCACCGTGTAATGGCGTGGTGGGGTTGTCTCTTACCCCAACAAAAAAGACCCTCAGCTAATTGCTGGGGGTCTTTTTTTGTGCCTAAATTATAGTTTCCTTTTCAGCTTCACACGCTCTCTGTGTGTTAGCCCACCCCAGAGCCCGTGGGCCTCATTGTTGGCAATGGCATACTCAAGGCAAAGCGCCTGGACAGGACACCTATTGCAAAGTTTCCTAGCCACGGTGTAGCTGGGTCCCATCCCTGGAGTCTCAGTTGGAAACCATGCATCAGGGTCACTATCACGGCATCCAGGAATCACCCTAGATTCCTCAATGGCTTCATTCAGTTGGTTCCAAAGGTCTCTAGAGTAGCGGGTCTCAAACATTCCTGCACCCTGGGCACATCTGGTGCTCTGAGCGGCTAATGCTCCAGCCGTATTTCCAGCCAAGCTTCATCAACTCTGACATGCTCATGGGGATTTGTGGGGTTTGCTCGGTGAACATAGTGTGACACTTGGAACAGTTCATGTCCCAGATGCCCACATCATTTAGTTTTATCAATGTCTTACCTTTCGTGTATGGTGAAATCATTACACATTGAAAGGACAACATGCAAATTCAAACAGCAAAGCACTTGGGAACCTTTGACAGCTCCCAACCAGAGTGGCATGAGCTACGAAAGGGCAAGGTGGGCGGGTCCCTAGTTGGCACCATAGCGGGGCTAAATAAGTGGGAGTCACCCTATACGGCTTGGGCAAAGTTCTCAGGGCACATTCCTGATCATGTACCAGACAGCCCACCAATGGAATGGGGCCGCAGACTTGAGGGCGTTGTGCTGGACAAGTTCGAAGATGAACACCCAGAGCTAACCATCCAGCGTGATGTTGGCACTTGGCAAAGTCTGGAGCACTCATTTCAGATTGCCAATGTTGACGGGCTGGCACAGGAAACTGACGGCACCCTCAGCGTGGTGGAAATCAAGACCGCAAAATACCCAGATGATTGGGCTGATGGTGTGCCTAGTTATTACCTCACACAGGTCCAGTGGTACATGAGCACCCTTGGTCTGAAAAAGGCTTATGTGGCTGTCCTTATTGGAGGGTCTGACTATCGTGAGTTTGAGGTCAAGGCTGATGTGTTTCAGCAATCGGCAGACATGATGATGGTGGAACAATTCCTAGAGTGTGTTGATGAAAAACACAGCACCAGATTGGGATGGTTCAACCAGCACCTATGAAAGCGTGAGGCGGATGAACCCAAACATTCAGGATTCACAGGTTGAGTTAGGTGATGTTGGTGTTGATCTGGCCGCCGCACTAGAGGCAGAATCTAAAGCCAAGGCTGTGGCGCTTGCACTCAAGAGTGAGGTTATTGATACTATGGGAAATGCAAAGCGTGGAATGGTCAACGGCCAGCACATGTTTAGTCGGCAATCCAGAGGGTCTGGAACGCCGTTTTTAGTGACTAAGAAAGGGAACTAATGAACCCCCAAGAACTAACCATTGGTGACTTGGTTGATTTGACAATCAAGCGCCCGAATAATGAGAACACTTACATTGTGGGAGAGGTCCAAGGTGTCAGGTCTGACTACTTTATGCCTGATCAAGTGGCAATCCTGGTTGGCGGCATAGACATTTGGCTCACCATAACTGACCAGATTGTAGTGAGGTTGGCTGATGTCTGATTACAAGGGACCGCTGGACTATATCGATGTGGCTTCACGAATTGTAGAGTTTCGTGAAAAGTTCCCAGACGGAAATCTGGGGCAAGTCAGCCTAGAGTTCCTATCTGACTTTGGTGGCAAGGATTGGGTGGTTTACACAGCCGCCGCATACCGATCACCTGAGGACACTAACCCTGGCATTGGAACAGCGTGGGAACCGGTACCAGGGCCCACCAGATTCACTAGGGACTCAGAGGTCCAGAACGCTGAGACAGCCGCCTGGGGCAGGGCTATGGTTGCGGCGCTTGCCGTAGACACAAAAAAGGGCGTGGCATCCTCTGAGGAAATCCGAAACAGACAACCAGAAACCCGTGACTGGTTAGCAGAGGCAACCAAAGCTGAAACAGTTGAGGTGTTGCGTGATGTTTTCAATCAGGCCAGACAGGCCAAGGCACCAAGGAAACACTGACAGCAATGACAGCTTTAGCGGATGCATTTACTGAGTAGGAACATACTGGTGGCCGCAATCAATGAAAAAAGAGAGCTGGTCCAATCGCTTTACCTTCAGGGATACCAGGATGAGGGTGAGGCGGAGTATAAAGAGCTAAAAAAATTAGGCATGAAATTGAGAGAGGCTATAAATGGAGACCCCGAAAGAGGTAATCAGGGAACTGGAAAAGATACGCAACCAGAGTGAGCAAGGCATTGCCCTACTTGCTGAGGCTGAAATCAAGTATCTAGAACTTGCGAGCGCCGCCGATAGAGTAGAGGCCACTGAGTTGGTAAGTGCTCAGGGCACGATTGTAGACCGCCAAGCGGTGGCAAAGCTCAAGGCTATGGATGTCAGATTTGAAGCTGATCTGGCCAAGGTAGAACTGAACAGAATCAAGGCAAAGATTAGACACCTAAGCGAGTCCCAGATGGCCGTCATGGCCGCTGGCAAATTGATTCAGATGGAGTGGAGGGGATGATGTTTTCTAAGTGGATTCAAGCAAGGCGGGCGGCTAGGAAAGAGCGCCTAGTGTTCGCAGAGCTTCACAAAATGGCACTGGAGCACATGATGGAAAACAGTTATTGTGCGAATTGTGATGGCAACTGTGAGGTGTGCCAGAGCTACTTTAATGACTGTGACTGAAAAAGAGTTCAGAAAATACCTAGCTAGAGACAGCCATTGTCTCCACTGTGGTCTCCAGGATGAAACCCTGGTGCCTCAGCACAGAGTAAACCGTGGTGCTGGGGA